TTAATGACAGGCGGAATCACCTTTTCAACAGCACACTTTGTATCTACAACAAAGCCGAGGGCTGACTTAATCGGTCCTAAGAAAGGTGCAAAAGGTCCCGTTACAATACTGAATAGACTCTGCTCAGATTTCATCTTTTCATAAGCGCTCGGTGTCATTACATTGCCAGCAGCGCCTGTTGAGTTCATGTAGATTGTGGAAGGGACGAATCGAGGTGGTCCATCAATAAAGAGTGATTTTGTATCATATAACAGGTACAGTCCAGCATAGGTTGTCCACAATAATGAAAAGACTGTGAGAATACCACTTATTGTGAAAAGAAACATGGCAAGTCCACCCATAAAATCACCTGCTGCAAAATGACTGAGGCCGAAGGGAAGACTCAGAAATCCAACATAGAGGAGAAAGAATATGGGACTCGGCGCAGTATCAGGTGCGGCAGCTCCAGTTCCATGAAAGATTCCTGCACCAAGACCCTTGGGTCCAAAAAACGGCATTGACAGACCGTATTTCTTTACAGAATCCCATTCAGCAAAGGTCTGAACAATATCATAGATCCACCAGAAACCGAAGCCAAATAGATTGACAAAGACTTTCAGTGCAGCCGTTCGCGGTGAACGTAGAAGAATATGGTCAAGAGCAAAAAATCCACCTAGAATTGTAATACATGTGAAGAGAGTCGGTGAGATTTGTGACCCACCCCATGCTTTTGCGGATGTATGGTCAAATGAACCTAGAAACGACATCCCTACTAATCTGTATCCGTCTTTGTGCTAGGCAAACAATCCGTAGGCACTTCAAATCCCTTGGCTCGGAGATGACTCAAGAAATCAGATGGAAAGCAATCGGCCTTGAAGAAATCACAGGGCATCTGACTGGGGTCGGGTAGACGAATCGAGACTGTGCCCGATGTCATTCGGAATCCAAACTCGCTAAAGTTTGTCAGAACAAATGTTCCATTTGATTGAGGATAGAGTTCAAAGTTACGTAGCGCAAATCCATATTTCCAAAAGAGAAGCCAGAGATCTTCAAATTCATCATACATGGTCTCAGGTTCAGTCCATTCAAAGTTTTTCTCAAATGATTCACTGGCTCTTGGAATCCTCCATCGTTCAAAAGCATAGTCTTCAATCAATTTCCGTCCTAGGCGTCGTACACGTTGCTGTGTAATTAAATCGTGTTCCATTATCTGATACCATTCAATGATAACAGAAAATAGTTTCAATTTTTTGCATACCTTAGATTGTAAAGAGAACACCACCGAATCCATCAACTACGCGTAGAACATTGTGGTTTTTGGCATATACGCGGACTGTGCAGTTTCCAAGGGCAGGTATAGTAGCCTGATTTGTCATGATTTGTAGAACAATACTGTCAATGCGGCTAGCATTCATTGAACCACTCGGCTGAAGTTCTTCAGGACGGAGTGCAAGACTATAACAGTAGATATAATCATCTGATGGAATCGTTGTATGGCGCTGCCATGGTTGAACTAGACGGAAATAAGTGGCATCACGAACTTGGAAGCGGTCAAAGCCATCGAGTTGTAAAACAGCATTGGCGAGAATATCTGAACGAACTCCTGTTTCATTTACACTCAGACTACTAAAGTTGAACCACTCCTTATTATCTATTACGAGTTGGCGCTGGAGCACCCAGATAAACTCACGAATCGGATGATTAAATTCAATCGGTACAGGGACAGATTGTGAACTCAGAGGAATAGCAATTTGCGATGTATACTGAATCTGTTCAATAAGATATTCATGTGCTGTGCTGACAAAGCGACGGCGCTCATCAACATCGAGATAGACGAAATCACCCCATAGTGAGCAATTTGTGATATGAGCAGGCTTCACTGTTACATCTGTACAGCCTGAAACAACTGTTGGTGTCCAAAAGCATTGCTGAAGGGGTCTAAATGTAATATTAATCCGGACAGGGTGATACTGTAGCGCAAGTAAAGGAAGATAGAGGCCGGGATTCTTACAGAACCAGAATTGAAGCGGTACATAGAGTTTGAGGGGTCCAATCAGCGTTGGCTGAGAGAATCCATCGACTTTGCCAATCATATCATAAAAACCAAACTTCTGTGATTCAGTCGTTGTGAGATTTGACCAGATCTCCATCCATTCTCCAGTCTGGCGATCAATCTCCTGTTCACCAATCGTCAGTGTAATCTCTTGTATAAGTGCATGACCTATGGAATTTACATAAGCCACCGCTTGATCCGTAGTGGAGAGATAGAGTGGGGGAAGTGTAATCTCTAAAATACAAGGACCGAGTAAATCTCCACTCCGAGGAACCAGCCAACTAATTTTTTTTCCAAAGTCAGGTTCATTGTCTGAATACATTTCAACAGATTCAATGGCAAAATTCGTATGACGACGATAGACAAACTTAAACCATGTAATCTGAGGATTTCCCGTCAAGAAAACGTCTTGTTTTCCAACTGCTACGAGTTGTAATAGACCACCGTTGCCAGTCATCTCGCGGCGCTTCTGAATGATGGAGTGATTCTTAGTAGAAGGTAGTAGCGCGATGGATCCTCGCATGTATTCAAGAAAGGGTTATGACATGGATTTAACGATCTTCCGGTCACTTTTTGCACTTGATCCCAACACAAATATTCCAATCAGCACAAACTGGCTTACAACTGCCGATGGAATTGGCGGTGTTGAATGGAAAAGTTTGGCCTCGTATATGAGTACCGTAAGCATTTCAAACATAAGTATGTTTGATACAAATCTTATTAATAATCCTTATCGACACAATATTACAATCACAAATGGTAGTTTGTTTGTTGATGGTGCTCCTGTAGTAGGAACAGGCTTGAATATTGTTCAACTTGCCAGTAGTCTACAAGGTCTTGGTACTTATGGATTTGTAAGCACCCTGAGTCTTTATAGTACTGTAACAGGGCTTGGCACAGTAGGCTATGTAAGTTCTGGAACACTGACTTCAAGTGTAGTAGGGCTTGGTACAGCAGGCTACATAAGTACTGGAAGTTTCTATAGTACTGTAGTGGGGCTTGGTACAGCAGGATACGTAAGTACTGCTCAGTACAATAGTTTTTCTAATTTAATTTATAATAATTTCTCATATATCTCCTCAGGAAATCTTTATAGTACAACAACAAATCTTTTGGGATATATTGAAGATATAATAAATTCTCAGGGCACTGGACCCATTAGTAGTTTCACAGTAAATGGAACTGCAAACTTCTTTTCAACACTTTCAATTGGCACCTTGTTATATATAAATGGAAACATCTCAACGCTCAGCACAAGTATTGGAGATGCTATTGTAAACTTAGGTACAACCCCTGGATATCTCAGTAGTTTGAACAGCCGTTCACTAAGTACAGGTATGATTAGTCTATCAAGTATTAACTTTATCGATACAGTAACAAGTGTAAAACAACTTGTTGCTGTGACAAATGGTGTCTTTAAAGTGAATGGAGCGTCCATTACAGGAGATGTAACTACAGGAAATCTGACATCAACAGTTATTGGTCTAGGCACAACTGGCTATCTTTCTACAGTGGTTTTTAATGGAGTTGTTAGTACTGCAAATATTGCTGGATTTGTAAGTACAGCAAATCTGGTTGGTCTTGTAAGTACCGCCAACTTAGCCAATCTTATCAGCACAGCAAATCTGGCTAGCCTTGTGTCCACAGCAAATTTGGCTGAACTTGTAAGCACGGGAAATCTAATTGGCCTTGTAAGTAGCGCCAATCTAGCAAACTTGATCTCCACAGCCAACTTAGCAAATCTAGTGAGTACAGCAAACTTAGCAAATCTTGTCAGTACAGAAAACTTAATTGACCTCGTGAGTACAGCCAACTTGCGTGATTTTATCAGTACACCCTACTTTGATTCACAGATAACAAGTAGTATTATTGGCTTAGGTAATCTTGGATATCTTTCAAGTTTCCAAGCGCGGGAATTTAGTACAGGAGTTCTGCAAGTATCTTCTATTCGATTTATGGACTCAACAACAACAGCACCCAACGCAGGCACGATTAGTCTTCTAAATGTGAGTTCAGGGCAACTCCTCTTTAATGGAGGCTATACAGGTTCAGGTGGAGGAGCTGGTGTTTCGCAACTTGTTGCTGGCACAGGTATGACATTGAATCCACCAGTAGGTACGGGTGCTGTTACTTTGACAGTTAATATTAGTAGTATACTTGACCCACCACTAACAAGTACCATCAATGGACTTGGAACGGCTGGATATATCTCCTCCTCACAATTACTGAGTTCAGTAACTGCATTAAAACAGAGTTTTTTTGTTGTGAATGCCAATACGCTCTATCTTCAAGGTTCTGGTAATTCATTAACAGTCAGTAGTTTAGGAAATATTGTATACTTGAGTTCCTTTCTTCAATCAACGATTACCTACAGGGGTTCAAATGGAACGATCGCTCCTCAATGGACAGTGGGTACACAGGCAATCTCTTTTACAACTGCAAATCTACAATTAG